CAGTGCTTGATTCAGGATCTTCAGGAACAACTGCGTTACGTTTCAGAGTACACGCTGTAATCTGTGACGTATCAGTTAACCCTGTTGAATCTGCTACAGTTTCAACTGGAACTTAATTAATATAAGGGGCAGGGCAACTTGCCCCTTTCACTTTAAATATAAAGATTAAATGTTACTACAATTATTAAGCCCAGAAGAGGTAGACTTCTGTATAAAAAATAGCTGCCAAATGCAAGATGGCTCAAAATCTAAGCCACTCACAGGATCAAAGAATAATCAAGAATCAACAAACATGCCTGATAAGGTACGTGGGTTAATAACACAAAAGATATATAATAATCCATTTGTTGATGCAGTAATAAATCCTACAAAAGTATCGGTAAACTTTTATAACCAGTATGAAGAAAAAGGACATTATGATAAACACATTGATAGTTTTAAAGCAGAACCAAAGATAGCAAATACCTACTTTGACTATGGGTTTTCTATATGTCTTAGTGATGACTATGAAGGTGGCGAGTTTATTGTAGATAACGAAATAGGTGAAATACCGTATAAGTTACGAGCAGGACAAGTTCTTTTCTTTCCAATTATATATGCTCACACAGTTGCACCAGTAAAAAAAGGTGTAAGAAAAGCAATTATAGGTTGGTTGTCTACTAACGTATCTTATGAACAAACATACATATTGCGTAATTTATATGATGTAAATATGCATTTTGTAAAACAAAATAATAATGAGATGGCTGTAAAATCAACATTGGCACAGAACTATCTTAAAAAATTATGGGGAAAATAATTTAAAATTGATCTGGGTTCTTTTAATTTTTCTATCTGGCACAGTTCAAGATAGTATTTATTTTGATAACCTAGATACATGTTTAAAGATTGCAAAAAAAATTAGAGATCAAAATTGGAGTCAGTCTTTGGCAGGAGATAAAATCTGGGTCAAAGCTTACTGTGTTCCTCAGAAAGTTGAATGATGGCAAGAAAACAGGATAAACAACCACCACGCACAAAAAAGTATTACCGATCCACTAAGTCTGGTGCAGGTATGACAAAGGCAGGTGTTGCGAAATATAGACGTGATAATCCCGGTAGTAAATTAAAGACTGCAGTTACAGGGAAAGTAAAGAAAGGTAGTAAAGATGCAAAGCGTAGGAAATCATTCTGTGCAAGAAGTGCAGGACAAATGAAGAAGTTTCCTAAGGCAGCAAAAAATCCAAACAGTAGATTAAGACAGGCAAGGAGAAGATGGAAATGCTAAAAGGTGGTCAAAAAAAATTAGATAAGAATAAAGATGGCAAAATTAGTGGTGCTGACTTTAAACTTATGAAAAAGGGTGGAAAGAAAAAATCTACTAAAAAGAAAAAAGGTGCAACACCTAAAAATAAAGCTTTGTATGCAAGAGTAAAAGCCGAAGCAAAAAGAAAATTTAAAGTATACCCATCAGCATATGCAAATGCGTGGTTAGTGCGTACATATAAGAAAAGGGGTGGAACTTACGCATAATGGCTAAACCCAAAGGTGGACTAACAAAATGGTTCAAAGAAGATTGGCGAGATGTTAAAACTGGCAAGAAGTGTGGCAGATCTGGTAAAGAAAAGAAATCTAGACCGTATCCTGCGTGTCGCCCTAAATCTGTAGCGAAAAGGATAAGCAAAGCAGAAGCACGTAAGAAGACAGGACCTAAAGCTGTAAAATGGTCTGTAACTGCTTCTGGAAGAAAACGCAAGAAAACAAGGAGAAAAGCGTAATGTGGATTCCAGTAATTACAGTTTTGTGGGCGTTAGGGGATAGTGCAACATGGGTAAACTTTCCAATGGTTAATTTTCCCTTTTCATCATCAGATAAGTGTTACGAGTATGTAGGACACGCAAGAGCAAAGATAACACAAGATCCTCAATATTTAAATGGATATAGTACCTGTGTTTATATAGGTAGTCCAACAGGAGAAAACACATAATGTTTCAAGCATTGTTAGGACCGATAAGTGAACTTGCAGGATCATTCATGCAAGGACAGATAGAGAAACAGAAAGCTAAAGCAACATTAGCACAAACCAAAGCTGCAGCAGAAGCAGAGATTATGAAGACTGCGGCAACCCACGATTCAAAGTGGGAAATAATAATGGCACAGGGTACTCAAAACTCGTGGAAAGATGAAGTGATTACAATCGTGGTGTTGATTCCAACAATTTTGGTCTTCATTCCCGGTATGGAAGATGTGGTTAAAAACGGATTTCAACGACTTAATGAGTTACCAGAGTGGTATACGTATCTTTTATTCTTGACAGTTTCTGCTGGATTAGGAATAAAAGGAATAGATAAATTTAAAAATATGAGGAGTAAATAATGGCTGGAATGAAAAAGTCTAAAGCAATGGCTAGAGGTGGTAAAAAATCTAAGGCTATGGCAAAAGGTGGAATTGCAAAAGGCATAGCTAAAATTAAAGGTAAAAATGGTGCTAAAACAAAAATGATGTATGGTGGCAAGAAATCTAAAGCTATGGCTAGAGGTGGCAAAAAAACAAAAGCAATGGCTAGAGGTGGCAAGAGATAATTAGTGTCGTACCTTATAAGTAACGTACCTCATTTTCATTGTTGGGTACGTAGAGAGTTTACTTGCAATCATCAAAGGTATCATGGCGAATTTCTACACGCTATGGTTATTGCAGTAAACACCATCCCAGACCGATCACTAAGTTTTCAAGTTGTATTTACAGGGTGTGAATCAGATTTAGAAGACGGTATGGAAAATATACATGGGGGAGCAATGTGGGCTAGGATGCCAATACAAGCTTTGGTAGCCGACATTCCTGTAGATGAATGGCCCACACCCATGCAAGATCATTTAGCACAGCCGTGGGATTGTGAATCAAGACATCACAGCGTTATTGTGATGGACAGAGTAAGTTCTAGTCCGTGGCTTTGCAAAATAGATAATGAGTTTTACAAAGGCAAATATCTATTTACTGTTGATTATACAGATAGTGATATAGCTGATGATCCTGCACAACACAAACAAAGTCACGTGTTGTATCTCACAGATGCAGGAGAGTGGACAGGTAATCTAGTTGCATTACCAAATAACAGAGTTAGAGCAACAAGTCCTGCTTTATGGAGAACAGGTGAAGGTCCTCCAGACTTTGCACCATCCCAATGGACACACTCTGCTGAACAACATGAAAGTTATTTAGATCCACACGTAACATTTAATAATCTTTATCAGGAGAATGACTAATGGGTTGTGATGTTTGTGAAGGTGACTGCAGATGTGGGGATGATGATTTAATCCCTGACAAAATGGCATACCAAGTAAATAAAAGGAGAATGGCTTGGGTTTTAATTATTCTTATGGGTATTACTACTATCCTAACTTTAGCATTTCCAAACCGACTTGCAGAAGCAGAGAGTATTCTTATGACACAATACATAAGTATGTGTGGTTTAGTAGGAGCATACTTTGGCTTTAGTGCAATTAGTGGGAGAAAATAATGGAAACATTTATAGATAGATTGCGTGTTGAATTAGAGATTGATGAAGGTAGAGTGGAGTCTATTTATCTTGATCATTTAAATTTACCCACGTTTGGAATTGGACATTTAATTAAAGATGATGATCCAGAGTACGGACAACCTGTTGGAACACCAGTATCTCCACAAAGAGTTGTTGAGTGTTTTGAACAAGACATACGCATAACAATCATGGACTGCAAAAAAATATTTGATGATTGGGATGCCATGAAAGAAGAAGTAAAGTTAATCATGGCAAATATGATGTATAATCTCGGATACCCAAGATTTTCTAAATTTAAACTAATGATACAGGCTGTAAGAGATGGCGACCACATCGAAGCCGCAAACCAGATGAAACAGAGTAGATGGTACAACCAAGTAACAAACAGAGCCGAAAGACTGATAAGCCGAATGAAAGGTGTGGATTTACAGAACTAGAACTTATCAAACAACAAGACAGGGAAAGACATAAACTAGCCTTGTCTCAATACTTCAAACCTAGAGACAAGAAATTTAAAGGATATAAACATGCTTGACCCTATTACGTTATCTGCTGCAGTCAGTGGAGCAACGGCCGCATATAATGGTATAAAGAAAGCCATTATGATGGGTCGTGAGATTGAAGATTTAGGATCACAATTATCTACATGGATGTCTGCTGTAAGTGATGTAGATAACATTCACAAAAATGCAAACA